GGACTTCGTTATACAAAAATTATTCTTGATGATTTTGAATCTGAATTAAATACCAAAACGCCGGAAAGACGTAAGGAAATTAAAGAATGGCTTATGTCTACGGTGTATCCGGCTCTTGAGGAGTCTAAAGGTAATGAAGGTTCTATATGGCTTATAGGAACAATCGTCCACTATGATTCTGCTTTGCAGGGAATATACGATGGTTATCTTCAAGCAAAGGAAAACAAAGAAGACTATACTTGGGAAATGGTATTTCACAGGGTAATAGAGAATGATAAGCCGTTGTGGCCTTCTTATTTCCCAAAGGAAAAGATAGCAAGTATAAGAAAAGATTATGAGTATGTTGGTCAGCTTCATAAGTTTGCCCAAGAGTATATGAATGATGCTAGGGATTTAGAGAGTGCAAAATTTAAAATAGATAAGATTAATTATTTCGATGGACAATTTAAAGGTAAGAACAATCAAGCCTATATTATTACAAAAGAAGATGCTATCCCTGTTAATGTCTATATGGGTGTCGATTTGGCTTACGAATCTTCCGCCAAACATGATTATCAGGTTATTGTTGTTTCTGGTATTGATAGTGATAAAAATATTTATGTGATAGATATTTTCCGAGAGCATATACCGCTTTATGATATGCCAAGAAAGATATTTCAATATGCAAAAGAATATCAACCAATGAGAAGGGCAAACGTAGAACACGTTGGGGCACAGGGAATAATTCGAGATGCTGTTAATGAATTATCTGGTAAAGATAGAAAAATGGCTCCCGGGATAGCCCGCGGTGTTAGACCGCCTTCTGGTATTAAGAAAGAAGATAGATTGGAATCTCTTCTTTGTCCAATAGTAAACAGGGGAAAGCTTTATATAAAGAAGCAGCATAGTGATCTCGTAGACGAAATGTTTCATTTCCCAAAAGCAAAGAACGATGATATACTTGATGGGCTTTGGTATTCGGTAATAAACGCAAGAGCTCCCTTGAGTGTTAAATTTGATGCTGAGAATTTTGAGGAAACGGTTGAATCAAAAAAAGAATTTTTAGGTAGAAAGATAATGAGAAGTTGGATTACTGGTCAAAGAATTTAAAAAAAATAAAAAAAAGACTTGACAAATGCATGTTTTACGCTTATATTATATAATATAAGTTAACTTTACGTATTCGGGGGATTTGATATCGCTAGCGAACAAGATTTTGCGCAGGTAGATGAGGCGCAAAAGAATTTAGATTTATGGAGAAGATGGCGGGATGCTCGGTCAGAGTGGGATACCGAGGCAAGAGATGCCGTTGATTTTGTCCTAGGAAATCACTATACAGAAGAAGAGTCTGCTGCATTAGGTGCCGTTGGACAGGGTGATTTCATTATTGACAGAGTTTACGCTGCTGTTGATAAGCTCAAATCTTTGCTTACCTCAAGGAATCCAAAATTTTCCGCTATTGGGAGAGAGGATTCCGACAACAAACTTGCTCAAGTTTGGAAAACAATATTAGAATACTGTTGGGATATCTCCGATGGAGACATGCAGTTTAAGCAAGCTGTTCATGATTATGCTATAACCGGAATGGGATATTTTTATGTATATATAGACCCCGAAGCTGACTTTGGCAGGGGTGATGTTAAATTTACCTACTTAAATCCATTTCGGGTTTATACCGACCCTGCATCTAGAAATAGATATTTTGACGATGCATCTTCTATTATTCTATCTACAGTACTTACAAAAGATCAGATTATTTCCCTATATCCAGAAATAGAAGAATCTTTACCAGAAATAGATACCATGACACAAGAAGATGATTATCCATCTTCAAGTAGAAAAAATTCTTCAGTATCATTTACTCCGGATGTGGTAAAAGATTCAGATGGTGCCGGGTTTGAAAAATATAGAATACTGGAAAGATTCGAGAAGGTTAAGGTTCCATACTACAGACTCTTTAATAAGCAAAGCGGTGAAGAAAAAGTTGTTGATATGGAAACCTTCGAACAGATTGTCAACAAAGATTCACATTTAATAGAATCGGGGCTGGTAGAAGCTGTTGAAATAAAGCAAACACGCATTCAAGTCACAGCTACAATGGGGCAGTTCCTACTTTATCAACAAGTCCTCAATACTGACGTTTATCCCGTAATACCAGTCCCAAATATTTGGACAAATACACCATATCCAAAATCAGATGTATCAAAGGTTAAAGATTCACAAAGGCTAATTAATAAACTTTTTTCTTTAACATTAAGCCATGCACAAGCATCAGCTGGTCTTAAGCTTCTTGTCCCGGAGGGAAGCGTAGATGACGTTGGTCAATTGGAAAGAGATTGGGCTAACCCAAATGCTGTATTAGAATATAATCCAGAATTTGGAGAACCACACTTTCCTGCACCACAACCGCTTGCTGGCGAATTTTATCATTTAATAGATAGGGTGGAACATTATATAGATTTAAATTTTGGAATTCCTGAATTAATGCAGGGATTCAAGGAAAAAGCTCCTGACACAGTAAGAGGAACAGCTATGCTTTCGGAGATGGGAGAAAGCCGTGGTCGTTCTAAATTAAAAGATATAGAGGGAAGCTTAAACCAACTTGGAAGATGTATATACAATATAGCAAAAGGACATTATAAATTCCAAAAAACATTTAGAATCGTGCAACCTAATAATGACTTAACTGAATTTGCAGTTAATAATAGGTTGTATGATGACAAAACCAACGAACTGCAGACGATTGATAATGATATATCATTAGGTCAGCATGATGTTCGTATAATATCAGGATCGACTTTACCGTCAAACAAGATAGCAGAATACAATATGTATCTTGATGCGTATAAGTTAGGATTGATAGATGATGTCGAGGTCTTAAAGAAAACAGAGATCTATGACAAAGAAGGTGTATTGCAACGCAAGGGTATGATGGCGAAAATGCAGTCACACATACAACAACTAGAAGGTCAAGTAAAAGAGCTTACTGGTGACTTACAAACAGCAGACCGCGAAGCGGTTCATGCTAAGAAACAAGTTATCACTGAGAAATTTAAGACCGATTTGAACGAGATTGCCTCTGACGCTAAGTATAAGGAAAGAGTCAAGATTAATCAACTAGAAAGTGTGATTGACAAAGCAGATGTTCGTGCCGAAGCTGTGTTAGCTGTACAAAAGGCGAATAAAGGGAGCTCCTCCAAGAAAGGGAGCGCACAAAATAAACAATAATCATAGGTTTAACTTCTTCGCGGTATCTACGGGTGTCGTGAGTTAAAGAAGAAATCTAAAAGGAGGTTATATGGGAGATCAAGTGCAAAATAGTGTAGTTGATAGTTCCGAAAGTAATATTCAGGCAACAACCCGTGATGGGTTGGATGTGTCTATGCCAGACGTTGAATTGGCATCTGAAGTCACAAGTGTTCAGGATGTTGTCATTAATGAAGGCAATTCTCGTCCACCTAATTTAATTGTTAAAGAAGGAGATGAGGGCCAGATTGATTATGGAACTGATTGGGAAAATGAAACTCGAAAGTTTCAGTCTATGTACGATAAACAAAAGGCTGATTATGAAAAACTTCAGGGTGACTATAAGAATCTTCAACCGATGTCTGAATTACAACAAGTTCTCGAATCGAGACCTGATGTTGTTGAGGCAATACGTGATAAATTAGAAGGTAAAAGTTCTCAGGAAACTATACGCGAACAGGATGACCCCAACTCAGTTGACGAGTCATCTTTTGACCCATGGGAAGCCTATTATAAACCGGAGTCTGCCTCATATAAGATGAGGACGTCTCAGGAGAAGGCTTTAGTAGATGAGGCTGTTGGACAACATATGTCTCAAATACAAGGCCAAGTTGCGTTGCAGAATTTGCGCAATGAGTTATCTAGTAACTACAACATGCAGGATGAAAAGGATATCAATGATTTTATTGACTTTGCTACAACACCGAGGGATCAATTACCAATTGACTTGTTAATTGATGTTTATCGGAAGCATTATAATAAAGGAACTGATAATATTTCTCCAAATATGGAAGCAGTTAAAGCAACTCAAAGCATTCCACGGACTGCTGGGATTCTTCAGGGTGGTGAAGCACCAAGAAAGAATGAACAGGATTCCGCTTGGGATAGAATTTTGCAAGCTGGGCAAGCAGGGAGAATTCCCTAATTAATATAATCAAAAATAGGAGGTAACACATGGCTGTTACAAGTGGAGTAAAATCCAGTTATGACATTACAGCTGCTGCTGCTACTGCTGGTATTGGGCAAGCGCCTGATCGCCGCCGATTATACGATTTTTCAGATAAGGTTGCTGAATTAGCACCCGAAGAATCACCGTTTTTTGTATACCTTTCAAAAGTTGCAAAAGTACCAACGGATGATCCTGTATTCAGGTTTCTAGAAAATCGTTCCAAGATTGATTGGACTACTCGTAACTTTAAAATGGCTGCTGGTGTAAATGGGGGCTCTGCTGTAAGCGCAGGAAGCTCTTATACATTTACAGTTGATGCAGATGGTGCTACGGGTGGAACAGCTTCTGGCGGTGCGTCGGTTGATTTCCTTACAAAAGGAATGGTTTTTGCCGTAAATACTGTTAGTGGAGCTGCTGGCTATTCACAGACTTTAGTCCGTGTAGAAAGCGCGCCTGCTGACTTAGGCACATCTACTTCATTTACTGGTAAGATTATTAATATATCTAATACAGTAACTTCTGGAGATACCGGCATTACGGGTGAAGACATTATCGCTAATAATGATAATTGTCAAGTAATTGGCACTTCATTCCAAGAAGGAAGTGGATCACCTGATGTATGGTCTAGCGAAATCGAAGATGATTTCGGCTATACGCAGATCTTTAAAACCGCAGCTGAAATGTCAAATACGGCAATTGCTACTCGTTATCGTGGTTATGCAAATGAATGGGAGCGCATTTGGGCTCTTAAACTTCGTGAGCATAAGGTGGATATCGAAAGGTCGTTGCTGTTTGGGCAAAGAGCTCGTGTAAGCTCTATTCAATATACCGAAGG